TGTTCCATTTTATCCTACTTGTTTAATTTGTTTAATTAAATCTCTTGTTGAGCCTACGAATACAGCTTTGTCTACATTCACTACAGTCTGTTCTTTAACTGGTGACAAATCTCTTTTTCTCTTTTGCAACTCAAGTAAATCTTTATTAATGTCAGACATATTTTTAATTAGCGTGGCTGCAACTTCATATGCTCTTGGATGATCCGTTGCTTTTGCTACCATAAGAATATTATCTACCGCAACTCTACCCTTTTCGGCTAACTCACGAATATTGTTTCTTGCGAATTCAAAATCCGAATCCACATCTGTTGGAACAATTTCAACTATAGAAGATTCGTCTTCTGCTAGTGGTTGAACTCCAAAGATGTTGGATAGATTTTCATTAGTTTTCAATCTACACCCTGACCTTTGATATACCAAGTATTTCCACTGACATACAATAGTGTAGCCCAACCACGAGGATACACATTTGCATATCCTCTTACTGTAGAATTGTTAGCAACATAAAGAGTAACATCATTTGAGGTTGCAACATTAATTTTTCCAGTACCATCAAGAACAATATCAATTACTGTGCCAGTAGGCCATGCGACAACGCCAGTGTTTGGAATTGTAATTGTTTGAACTTGTGTATTGGTACTATAGATATGTTTTCCACGATCCGTCAACTGCAACGTGTAGTTTTGTATTTGAATATTTTGTGATATATTCAATGCAGTATTAGCGGCTGTGTATGCACCATTAGCTTGATTGAATGCATTGTTAATATTATTTGTTAACGGAATTAAACTTGATCCTACATTTGCTTGACCAGCGGCAATAGCAACTCCAACGTTTGCTTGATATGCTGTTGTTATTGATATGACAGCGGCACCTACGTTTGCTGACCTTGCGGCTACTTCAACTCCAACGTTTGCTTGATATGCTGATGTTACAGTAATTAGTCCAGCACCAACATTTGCTTGTCCAGATGCAATAGCAACTCCAACATTAGCTTCGTAAGCTGATTTTGTAGATATTAATCCAGCACCAACATTCGCTTGTCCAGATGCAATAGCAACTCCAACATTTGCTTCATATGTTGATTTGGTTGATAATAGTCCAGCACCAACATTTGCTTGTCCAGATGCAATAGCAACTCCAACATTAGCTTCGTAAGCTGATTTTGTAGATATTAATCCAGCGCCAACGTTTGCTTGTCCTGTAGTTACGGCTGTATTAGCCGCATTATATGATAAGTTTGCTTGATTGAATACGTTAGTTATATTGTTGGACAAAGTAATAACGCTTGCACCGATATTAGCTTGTCTAGCAGCCACTTCTACGCCAACGTTTGCTTGATATGCTGATGTTAATGATATAACCGCGGCACCTACGTTTGCTGACCTTGCGGCTACTTCAACGCCGACATTCGCTTCATAAGCGGCTTTAGTTGATATAAGTCCAGCACCCACGTTTGCTTGTGATGCAATATCGGTAGCAAATGTTGAATCGAGATATGCTGATAGTGAAGATAGTGTTATAGTATTTGATGTTCCGCTTGCAGTATTTGAAATGCCAAATATGACATTTCCTGGTGTATCTCCAACATTAGAGATTGCGGTTAATTGAGAAAACTTTTTTGTCATTTAGACTTCCTATTTTAAGTCAATGTACTTGGAAATTCTGTAATCGTTTCTGAGAATCCAAAATCTTCATCCGAGTTTGCTGATACTGGATCGGGCACAGTTATAATTGCAACTGTTTTTAATGGATTCAAATCTACGGTATTTATTGTATATGTAGCATTAGAATAATCACCAACAATCACATCATCTTCTTCAAGCAAATCATTTAAGTCTGACACAACTAATGTGCCTCCGCTATTATTTGCAAAGTATACGACAGTTCCTGTTTTGTTTTTGGACGAACTTCTAACAACTTCTCCCGTAACTAAAACACCAGAACCATTAGCATAATCAACATATACTTTTTGTGATAGCGTGCTTCTTGAATCTGTATAGATATTTGTATTTGCTTGTTCAATCAAACCAACTGTGCTTACTGGTGGGAAGATGTATCCTTTTACAGTAAAAGATAAGTTCCAAATGATAAGTCTAGTCGTAGACATATCACCTTCATATTCTGTTTGTGGCGTCACAGAATTAAGAATAACTGGCATATCATATTTTCTACCTAATGCTGGTATTAAATCTACAGTCACTGTAAAGTCTGGCGTGAAGTATGGTAATATCTGCTCAAGAATTTGTGTACCATCTTCCGTGTTTCTAACATAGATAGCCAACTCAAATTCAAAGTTGTATGGTATTGGCGCATACTGCCCAGATACTGTACCAGTCGTAGCATTTGTTGAGAAGTTTCTGTTTATTGTATTAAATTTTCTGGATGAATCGTATTCTAATCCAACCAAATCAAAAGAAATTCTTGGCACAGATGTTGCAATAGATTTTGTTAATGTTGGATCAGATGCTAGTCGTGTGATGTATTTTTCTTTTGCGCCATAAGAAAGAGGAACACGCATTCTCTCATGCTCAATTGTTCCAGCTTTATTGTATCTTACCAATAACAAATCATTGAATAGTGTGCCAAAAGAAACTACTACTTTACGAATTGTTCTATTATAAAAATGTGAATTATTTAACATCAGGCTTCACCAAAAGGATTATTTTCCGTGAAGTCTAATATTCCATCAGCTTCAGTTTCTATTCTAACATTGTCTGCGATATCTTCAAATATACTATTACCAACTTGTGAATCATCATTGTATGATATGGACCTTCTCAATGTATTACTTGTATTACCGCGAACATTACCAGTAACAAAAGAGCCTTGTACCCGAATAATATCAACTGATGAATGTGCAGTATAAGAATAAACAATAGCTTGTGCATTTGCTGTCGCTAATGAAGAACCTTGATATATGATTTCTCCAGGAACAAAAGAGCCAGTTCCTGCAGGAAACACTGTTGTATTTGCGAGAGGCAATGATGAACGTTTGTAGCTATCAAATATCTGGTTATCAATTTCATCAACGCCAGTGGAGATAATTTCTTCACTAAAGACAAACTGTTTCAACTTCAAAGCATACACATAAACATTGCCGCCGCGACCACGACCTAATGTGTAGAACATTGCTTGATTGTTTTCGTGTTCTACAAACGATATCTCAAAGAAATTTTGTAATAGAGGAATATAAACTAAGTCGCCTTCTCTAGGTCTAATTAAAGATGTACCTAAAGATGCAAATCTTCTACGTGACATTAGTAGTGTTACTTCATCTCTAATCTCTAAACCAAATTTGGATATGAAGTCGCCTTCGCCATCCATACCACTAACATTTTCCAAATACATTTCAATTCCGTAAGCACTACGAAATTCTTTTAATGTATCTTCACCATAGAGCATATCTACTTGGTCTCTTGTCGTTTGTGGAAGATAATAAACATCCATGCCATGAATTTGCATAGCTTCAATCACCAAATCTTCTACTAGTAATTGCTCACTAGTTATTTGATGTTGTGGAAAATTATTAAAGTAGAAATTCGTTGGCATGTTTAGCCCATAAAGATTTCGCTAGGCATACTGCTGATGGTATACATTTCTTCTTCTAGTTTGTCCAACTCCACTTGTGCTTCTTGCATGATTCTTGGACCATCTAGTGTTACACCACCAGGCATTTGAATGCCAGCAAACTTAGAAAGATTGGTACCCCATTGATATTTAATTTTAGCTGTAGCGTAATTCTTCAAAAATTTATCATTCCAAACATCCGTAACACCAGCTTTTGTCGCTGTATTAGCTGTAATGTTTGTTGTTAAACTACTTGCAATAGTAATACTTGTCGGAGAATTGATTGTACGAATCTGAACTTCTTGACCACTAGATAGTGTAATAATGTCGTTTTCAATAACTTCTTGGTCAAATATTGTTCCTGTTCCAGTCAAAGTATTGTTGCTTGTTGTGCCAGTTATTGTACCCGTCAAAGTAACTGTATCTGGGCGCATCGCACGATAGCACTCCACAACAACATACTGACCAACCTGTAAGTCTCTAGACCAATCAATGTCTAAGAAAATCTTATTTTGTTTACGGTTAAATCTGAATAGTGGTGTACCAGAGAACAATAGATTCAATGTGCGAATGTGTTGCATGGTAATTTCATATGACACATACGACACGGATGTGAAGTCATACAAATCATGCAAACGCAACTGATAGCGCAAGTCAAACATATTGACCGATGAAGAAGACTGGTCAAATGGTATGATTCCCGTAACAAAAATTACTGGATCTGGGCAATAAATCCATCTGCGGTCAATATCAGCTTGAGTGATTTGATGCTTCATATACATTTGTTCGCAACCATCAAAATGATAGTCTTCAAAGAATTGTAATGCATCATCAATTCTGTCTTCAACTTGGTCATCATCCACATTGATTTGGATTACTGGATGACCTAATCTGCGTAGGCAGTAGTCTTTGAATGTCGCTCTAGTTGTGGGTTTAGCCATTTATAGTTCCCAATAGTTTTATTATCTATTTATACTATTACAATATAGCAATATTACCCATTTCCTAATCTTTTTCAGTTACAATTATAGCAACTTTGTCAACCCAAATTAAACGACCATAACAGGCAATATTCCATTTAGTTTGGCCATATTCCTCAGTACATTCAGTAAAAGTCTCGCCTATAAGTCTAACATCGGTAGCTAAATGTTCTACTCCATTCTCAAAAATGCGCCACACCAGATCGGAGCCATTGTGTTTGGTGTTAAATCTGATGTGATACTTTTTCATTTTAGTCCGAGTTCTTTGCGAATGTTTGTTGCAGAAATTGCATGTGTCGCATCATCAAAAACTTCTTGTTCAATTTTGTAACCCACATCTCTACCATATGTGATGTTTGTGATGTTTGGCACCAGTAATATTTCATACTGACCTTGATAGACTGGATCCAAATCTCGTTTGATAAATTCTTTAACTTGATTAGCCTCAAAAGGATTTGAACCATTCCATCCTTGACAATCCCTAATCATAATGCAAACTTGCCCAGTCTTAGCAATTGATCTATCAAACAAAGCACGATGACCTGGATGCCATGGTTGCCAACGACCCAACATCTCAACAGTTTCTTTTTTCCAATCAAATGTTGGTCTACGGCGATCATAAAGAATATGTTCACCAACAAATTCTACCCACTTCTCAGCATTCATTTCTGTGATACGGAAATCATAAACATCTGGTGGTGTAAATGCTTTGTTAGTATCTTCATATCTTCCTGCATCAATTGTATCCATCCAAATGGTCCAATCTGCTTTGAAGTTATTACGCATCTCTGGTAAAGGCGCAACAAAATCACAAATAACAAAATCGCCAGTGCATTTGATTGCAAAATCTAACATTCGCAAACTTTGACGAATGCGACCTTCTTTAGAAAAATCCCAATCGTTAAATTTTCGGCGAACATCATCAGCATTAAACCAATCTACTTTTGATTTGTAAGTAGCTGGCATTCTTTCCATTTGATCCATACGCCATTTTGGCATACTGCTTAAACTGCTATTTTGTTCCAAGTACTTTTTCAATCTCTCAGCAAAATAAGTTTTACCTGATCCAGGCAATCCCATAATAAGTATTCTCATATTCATATTAAACTCCAAAAATTATTTGTACAATGTGGAAAATCTTCCTGGCTTATGCACTTTGATAAAAATATTAACGCTTTCCGCAACATTGGCCATAGTGTTTAAGTTTATATCTAGTTGTTTTGGACCAAGAAGACCTTCTTGTTGTTGCTTTAACCAATAACCAATAATGTTATGCGATACATCATAAACTTCAAGATCAACATTATTCATTACACCAAATGTACTATCACTTAATCCTCTTTCAATCGATTCGTGATTAACCTTTTGGTCAAATAACGCAAATGTTTTAGGTGTTAATACTCTAACATGTGTATAGTCGTTCCATTGATTGTCACAGCGATGATGCGGTACGTTGATATACCATTCGGCACCATCTTTACTGACACGGTACATCTCTTTAATAATTTTTGTAAAGACTTTTGGATCTTGTCCTAAGTGTTCTAAGATATTATCTGCGGTAATCTTTTCAAAAAAATCGTCTTCATATGGCCAAGGTGTTACTTCAAAATCTAATACTTCATCTGGATTACATTTTTTTTCAACGTCTACATTCCAATGGTCGTTTAGTTTTTTAAAACCACATCCCATATTTAATTTTGTTAATTCGGGTGTCATAATATTTCCTTTAAATCCAAGCATTCCAAAAAATTTCTCTGTTATATTGTTCGTATAGTTCTAGTCCAAGATACTCAACACAATTTACTGTTGTTTTATCTAGAGAGTTTTTAATTTTATGAAGATTTGGTAAACCAACTGCAAGATCATTATATTTTTCTTCTTGAGTGATGTTATTGAAATCATGTTCATAATTATCTAGTTCCAAAAATTCATAGATTCTTTTCATCTGTGCTTTTGGTGTGTTACACAATCTATTATAGTCTACAAATAAAAGTCTATCTAGATATCCCATAGTGACAGCATCTTTTACATTCCTATGATTTAGTCCAAGAACACCTCCTGGACCAGCATAATACATTGCTCTTGATGCTATGTTTGATCCTGGTCCTAAGTTTGAATCAACACCAGTAACAAATAATGGATTACTTCTTCTCATTTTTTCAAAAGAAGATAATATTTCTGCTGGATTTCTAACACACACAATCATCTTCATTTTTCTTTGTAGAATTTCTTCTAACACTGGAATATGTGAAATCCAAGTCCTGTCTTTATCAATTATGATTGGTTTATCAATATGTGAATGATAACCAGCAAGTACTCCTTTGATTACACCAATCTTAGCTGAAGTGTTTGTATATTCTTTGTTAGCTTCAAAATTATTCCAACCATAATTAATATTACCAACAAGTGCCGATAAAGAACTTACCGCTTCACCATGAATTTTTGGATTTTGTTTGAAGATATTAGTGAGTAAAGTTGATCCTGATCTAGGCAAGCCAACAATAAAGTGCAAAGTTTTTTGATTTTCCATAATTTTTCTTTCCAATAAAATAACAATAATTAAGTTTCATTATAAGTTGAACAAAATTTTTCCAACTCATTTCGTATTTCCAAAAACGGCTCATCCCATTTTCCAAAAGTTTGTTGCCTAAAAACAGTTGTTGTTTCTTCATACCAAGGACTATGTTTATCCCCATGTGCCCAAATATGGTATGGTAAAATAGGCAATATCACCCACGTTGGTTTGCCCATTGCTGATGCAAGATGTGCTATACTAGTGCATGACGTTATGACCAAATCAAGATTTTCAATACATGCCGCAGTATCTTCCCATGATATTAATAAATGTTGTAAGTCACTTATTTCATCAGGCAATTCAATTAAATCGTTATCCTTTTGTAAAGAATAAAATTGTATGTCTTTAAAATCTTTATGTAGATTGATTAAGTTTTTAGGAGAGAATACTCTAAACTGTTGATGTTCAAACTTTGGATTACCACTCCAACGAATGCCTACCTTAAGTTTTTTAGTATTCAACATATTTTTCCACAAATCAACACTTTCGTGTTTTGCAAATATATATGGTTGATTTGGCATTGTGTCTACGGTATGACCAAATAACCAACTACAACTAAAACCTGGAATCCAAAAGTCGTGATATGTTGATTTTACCTGATTCTTTTTTATACATGAATGCACACCAGGTATACGTGAAAATAAAGAGTGCACCGTTTCATCACAGCATAGAATACATTTGCCTCCTCTGTTCCAGATTTCGGTGGCAAATCTAGCGTAAATCATATTATCACCATAACCTCCCTCAAGATTAATGATGACCGTTTTTCCGGTTAAATCGCTTTGATCCCAAATAAGTTTTGTTGTAGGTAGTTTTTCATTTCCATAAACTTTTAAAGGTCGGCCATATTCAAGACATTGAAAGCCCTCTTGAAATTTACCTTGATTGATAAGAAACCAGCCTCTATTGAATAATGCTCTAGGTTCATTAGGCATTTCTTCATAGAGTTGTTCACATATTTTCCATGCTTCATCAAATCTGCCTCTTATCATTAAATTTAATTGTTGGTCAATTAAATGCATATTAAAAAATCTCCATAATATTTTTAAACTATCAAGTATATATAACGCTTATTTTATTCCTACTGAATGAGCACCGCCCATGTCAATTGCCATCCAAGAGCCTGAACCTATCTGTACTGGTGATGATTTATTGTAATAAGTTCCATCACCTAATCGTCCGTCAGAGTTATATCCCCAAGTAAATAATTTTCCATCTTGTCTAATAGCGCCCACAAAATTTCCGCTAGCAGATGCGGAAACTGCTGTCCAAGAACTTGATCCTATTTGTATTGGTGATGGATAACCGTAGAAGCTACTACCTCCATTGCCAAGTACTCCATAAATATTAAGTCCCCAACTAAACAATAAACCATTCGATTTAATAGCCGCTGTATGCATACGACCAGCACTAACTGCTGACCAAGAACTTGATCCAACTTGTACTGGCGATGGTCTATTGTAGGGGCTCCCAGCATATCCATCGCCTATTTGACCATAAGAATTTGAGCCCCAAGCAAATAACGCTCCATCGGATCTAATAGCCGCGGTATGATAACCACCAGCACTAACTGCTGTCCAAGAACTTGATCCTATCTGTACTGGTGAAGAATAATCATATTGATTACCAAGCCCCAATCTATAATAATATCCACGACCCCAAGCAAATAATCCACCATCTTGTCTAATCGCCAATGTATGATAAATACCAGCACTAACTGCTGACCAAGAACTTGATCCAACTTGTACTGGTGATGATCGCGGATCAGCAGGTGACGGTCCTCCACCTATTATTACTGGTGATGACCTATTAGTAGTAGTTTTATCACCAACTTGGCCATCATTGTTTTGACCCCAAGCAAATAATAAACCATTCGATTTAATAGCCGCTGTATGCTCACGACCAGCACTAACTGCTGACCAAGAACTTGATCCAATTTGTACGGGTGATGATCTAGTAGTAGTAGTTCCATCACCTAATCGACCGTAATTGTTATAGCCCCAAGCAAATAATAAACCATTCGATTTAATAGCCGCTGTATGATTACGACCAGCACTAACTGCTGACCAAGAACTTGATCCTACTTGTACTGGTGAATATCTGTCAACGCCATAATAAATACTACCCAATTGAGCAAAATTATCTTTACCCCAATTAAATAATAAACCATCGGATCTAATAGCCGCTGCATGATAACCACCAGCACTAACTGCTGTCCAAGAACTGTATCCTATTGGTACTGGTGATGAACTACTAGTGAAAGTTCCATTACCTAATTGTCCGTTGGGATTTGTTCCCCAAGCAAACATCTGATCTGCTCTTAAGCCCGCCGGCGCCGCTGCAATGGCTACTGTAAATTGCCAGCCCGCAGAAACGTCTTTCCAGTATTTTACACTACTGGCAAACGATGGACCAGTTATTCTTATCGGTGAAAATCTAGTAGTAGTAGTTCCATCACCCAATTGACCTAGACCATTTGCTCCCCAAACCCATAGGGTTCCATCCGATCTAATAGCAGTGCCATGATTAAGGCCAGCTGATGTTTTTTGCCAATATAATCCATGTACTACATTTTTTGGAGTTGTTCTGTTGAGTATTGAACTATCGCCCACTTGCCCAGCATCATTTGAACCCCAAACATACAACTCATTATTCACGGTAATTCCTGCTGTACAAAATTGACCAGCACTAACTGTTGTCCAAGAACTTGATCCAATTTGTACGGGTGATGATTTATCAGTTGTAGTTCCATCACCAAGTTGACCCTGGGCGGCGGTACCCCAAGTAAATAATTTTCCATCCGATCTAATAGCCGCTGTATGATAACCGCCAGCAGAAACTGCTGTCCAAGAACTTGATCCTATTTGTACGGGAGATGATCTATTGTAATAAGTTCCATCACCCACTTGACCATTCATATTCATACCCCAAGCGAACAATTTTCCATCTTGTCTAATAGCAACTGCATGTTTTCTGCGAATACCAATTGCTGTCCAAGAACTTGAACCAATTTGTATTGGTGATGGATTAACGTAAGGAGCTCCATAAGTTCCATTGCCTAATTGACCATAATTATTATTACCCCAAGTAAATAATTTTCCATCTTGTCTAATAGCCATTACGCTTGCATATCCAACATTGACTGCTGTCCAAGAACCTGAACCTACTTGTATCGGTGATGTAATACTATAATACCCATAATTTCCAGTACCTTGTCCTAAACTACCACTGCCGTTCCAACCCCATGTCCATAAAGTTCCATCCGATCTAATAGCCGCTGTATTATACTTACCAGAACTGACTGTTGTCCAAGAACTTGATCCTATTTGTACGGGAGATGATCTATTAGTAGTACTTCCATCACCAACTTGCCCATATTGATTTCTACCCCAGCCAAACAATAAACCATCTGATCTAATACCAAACGAGGTCTCGGCATGCATAACTGCTGTCCAGGAATGTGTTCCTAATTGTACCGGTGATGATCTTTTAAGGTTGGAGTTTCCAGCAGTTCCATCGCCCCATTGTCCATCGAAATTGCCGCCCCAAACGAATAATGTGCCATTCTGTCTAATAGCCATCGTGCCTTCATATCCTGTTGAAACTTTAGAATAGAAAACATCCGGAACAGAGATAGCTCCTGTTCCTATTAATACTGGTGAACTCGTTGCTGCAATATTACTTGGACCTGGGCTAGAAATTACGACTGGCGATGATCTACTATTTGTAGTTTGATTGCCCAATTGATAATAGTCATTTCGACCCCAAATATAAAATTCTCCATTTTGGTTAAAAGCTCCTGTATTTCCGTATGAAGCGGAAACTGCTGTCCAAGAACTTGATCCTATTTGTACTGGTGATGATCTAGTAGTAGTAGTTCCATCACCTAATTGTCCGAAATTGTTATAGCCCCAAGCAAATAATGATCCACCGGATCTAATAGCGGCGGTATGATGTTGTCCTGCAGAAACTGCTGTCCAAGAACTTGATCCTATTTGTACTGGTGATGATGTTACTGGAGTAGCTCCAGTGCATTGTCCTTCAAAATTTCGACCCCAAGCAAATAATCCACCATCTTGTCTAATCGCCAATGTGTGTTCGCCTCCGCCAGCAACTGCTGTCCAAGAACTGGATCCTATTTGTACAGGTGAATATCTATTGGTAGTGGTTCCATCACCTAATGGTCCCCAGTTATTTCTTCCCCAAGTAAATAATGCTCCATCTGATCTAATAGCAACTGCGTGAGAGTATCCTGCAGAAACTGCTGACCAAGAACTTGATCCTATCTGTACTGGTGACGTTCTATAAGTAACAGTTCCATCACCCAATTGTCCACTTGGATTTGCGCCCCAAGTAAATAATGCTCCATCTGATCTAATAGCCGCATTGAATTTTTTACCACCACTAACTGCTGTCCAAGAACTTGATCCAATTTGTACTGGCGATGATCTATTAGTATAAGTTCCATCACCAAGTTGAGCATAAAGGTTTCCGCCCCAAGTAAATAATTTTCCATCTGATTTAATAGCGACTGTGTGAAATTGACCAGAACTAACTGCTGACCAAGAACTTGAACCAATTGATACTGGCGACCCTTTCGTGACGGTCGTTTGATCGCCCAACATTCCATAAACATTTCGGCCCCAGGTCATCAATCCACCATCTGTTCTAGTAGCAACTGTGTGATATGTACCTGTTATAACGGATGCCCATTTAAGTGATGGAGTGGTGCCCAATTGTCCGGCACTGTTACTACCCCAAACATATAGTTCACCGTCCGATGTAATAGCTTGCGTATGAGAACCACCAGCACTAACTGCTGTCCAAGAACTTGATCCAATTTGTACTGGTAATGATCGCTCACCACTCTGTCCATTACCAAGTCGCCCATCAGTCCCTAAGCCCCAAGTAAATAATTTTCCATCCGATCTAATAGCCGCTGTATGATAATCCCCAGAACTAATTACTGACCAAGAAAAAGGAGCTTCATAAACTGAATTACCCAATTGACCAGAACCATTATCACCCCAAGTAAATAATTTTCCATCCGATCTAATAGCCGTCGTATGACCTCCGCCAGCAGAAACTGCTGTCCAAGAACTTGCTCCTATTTGTACGGGTGATGATTTACGGATTTCAGTACCATCACCTAATTGGCCAGAATTATTACTACCCCAAGCAAATAATAAACCATCCGATCTAATAGCCGCTGTATGATAACCGCCAGCAGAAACTGCTGTCCAAGAACTTGCTCCTATCTGTACAGGAGATGGTCTATTGTAATCAGTTTCATATGGAATTCCATCACCTATATTACCAAAGTAGTTACTGCCCCAAGTATATAAAAAATTATCTGGTCCAAAAGATACGGAACCTAAGGCTGCAAAGAGTGTTCCTACATCAGCACCGGAAACTTTAAGATTTGTGGTACCAAAAGGAGTTCCAAGTGTGGCATCAGCATAAAAATTGGATAAGTCCGTACCACTAATTTTAAAATTAACATCGTCTCTTTTTGTAGTTGCACCTATAGGCTCAAATAAAGCATCAAGGTCAGTAGACGTTACTCTAAAATTAGTGTTTGCCATGTTTTAATAATCGGTGAAGACAGGCCATGTAAGATTATTTAAATCTTCTATTGTAGAAATTGATAAATTAGTAATCGCTGTTTTAAAAGAATTCAACTTATTTATATCTTCATGTTGAGAAATACCTTTTTCAACCAATTTCTCCGCTCTTGTGATTCTTTCACCAACATTTTTTAGCATAAATTCTTTTCGTTGTTGTGCTTGATTAATACGCATTTCGTCTGTCACAACAGGCTTTAATGAAACTTCACGGTGCTCAATAACTTCACCATCAACAACGGTATATGTTGGAAATTCTGAAAGGTTATGTGTTTCACTATTGTACTCTGGATTGTGTCTTACGATTTTAACGAATCCATTTTCTTTCATAGTTTCTTCATTGTTTTTGGCAACAATATCAAAATTATTAATTCCATTCCAAAATTTAGGTATTAAATCATAAACACCCTTAACTTCACCATTAACTAAATTTGCATAAACAGTCATTTGTTTTCTCCCTTAATTTGTTTTTTCAATTCATCAATTTGTTTTTGTTGTTCTTTTATAGCTTCAATCAGTAAACCAACTATGCTGTCATATGAAACAGATTTTATTCCATCTTCATTTGTATTAACAACTTCGGGTACGATTGGTTCAACTTCTTGTGCTATTAGACCAATTGCTTTATTGTTATTGTCTATCCATTCAAAACTTACACCTCTAAGTTGTAAAACTTTTTCTAGTGAATTTTGAATAGTCTCAATATTTTGTTTGCTATTTATATCCGACAACGAATTGAATATGGTTGAATTCAATGTTCCTGTTGAAGGATTAAAATACAATTTGGTACTGCTACCCTTTGCTGTTTGTATACTGCCTACCGCGCCAACAAATACTGGATAGAAAGATGCATTAGATGCTGTATCATCTGTTGCATTAATATTGACAGCACTAGAAATTAATCCTGCACCTACGTTTGCTTGATAGGCTGATGTTACAGATATTAATCCAGCACCAACGTTGGCTGATCTGGCTGCAACTTCAACTCCCACGTTAGCTTGATAGGCTGATGTTAATGATATAACCGCGGCACCTACGTTAGCTGATCTGGCTGCAACTTCAACTCCCACGTTAGCTTGATACGCTGATGTTACAGTAATTAGTCCAGCACCTACGTTGGCTTGATACGCTGATGTTACAGTAATTAGTCCAGCACCTACGTTGGCTTGTCCTGTTGTTACAGCACTGTTGGCTGCATTATAAGCTAAGTTGGCTTGTGCAAATGCATTGTTTGCTTGATTATAAGCTGAGTTGGCTTGATTTCTTACCCAAGCATCTACACCGCCGCTTGCACTATTGGCTGCATTGTAAGCTAAGTTTGCTTGATTAAATACATTTATTATGTTATTGCTTAATGTAATTACACTTGCACCAACGTTAGCTTGTCTAGCCGCAATTTCAGTAATCAAACCTGCGCCAACGTTTGCTTGGTAAGCACTAGTAACTGTAATTATAGTAGCACCAAGATTAGCATTATCAGCTTGTCTTCCTGATACAATACTAGCGGCTAAAGTTGTATTAGCTGTGTTTGCATCAATTCTTGCCGATCCAACGTTAGCTTGATATGCTGATGTTACAGATATTAATCCAGCACCTACGTTTGCTTGACCGGCTAATGCGGCTGCACCAGTATTTGCCTGTGCATTACTATAAATTGTATTTGAGTAATCTAATGGATCAAGACCACGTAATGTAATTACGTTTGTGATTAGATTTGCGCTTAGTGTTGCAACTCTTGTGTTTGCAATATCAATGATATTTGTTGGTTCATTATTTGTTAACAAATTGTCAAACAAGTAATATTTACCATCGGAAAATTTACGAATCAACCCGGTATGATTATTTGGTGTATTAGCGTAGTGACCAATGAAACCAATATCCAACAAATCGCTTTGATTTTGTGTTCCTAATTGTATTAGTGTATCAGTAACACTTAATGACGTTACGTTAAGTGTTGTTGTAGTTCCAGAAATTGTTAAGTTGCCAGAAACAGTTAAGTCGCCAGCAATAGAACCGCCAGTTGTTGGTAAAGCATTGTTAGCTTTATTGAATGCTGAATTGGCATGATTAAAAGCATTACTTGCGCTGGTCGTTAATGTGATTACACTTGCACCAACGTTTGCTTGTCCAAAAGCAACATCTGCAATTCTAGCCGCTCCAACATTTGCTTCATATGCAGATTTGGTACTAATAAGTCCAGCACCAACGTTTGCTTGATACGATGATGTTACTGAAATAACGGCTGCACCAACGTTTGCTTGCCCTGTTGTTACTGCTGAGTTGGCCGCATTATAAGCAAGATTAGCTTGATTAAATACATTGGTTATATTATTGGATACTGTAATAATACTTGCACCAACGTTCGCTTGACTTGTAGTTACCACTGAGTTGGCTGCATTATATGCTAAGTTAGCCTGATTAAATACGTTAGTTATATTGTTGGACAAAGTAATAACGCTTGCACCAACGTTTGCTTGTCCTTGTGCAATTGCAGAACCTACGTTTGCTTGATATGCTAATGTAACAGTATTAGCTGTTGATATTAATCCTGCACCAACGTTAGCTTGTGCGGCGGCTGAATCAGTAATTCTACCAGCACCAATATTAGCGGCTAAAGAAGTGTTGGCATTACCAGTATCTAATCTTAATTGTCCAACGTTTGCTTGGTAATTGTTAGTAACAGTGATTAATCCAGCGCCTACGTTAGCTTGATATGCTAATGTTACAGTATTAGCTGTTGATATTAATCCTGCACCCACGTTTACTTGATATGCACTTGTGACTGTAATTAATCCTGCACCAACGTTTGCTTGATATGCTAATGTAACAGTATTAGCTGTTGATATTAATCCTGCACCAACGTTAGCTTGCCCAGAAGCAACATCAGCAATTCTACCAGCACCAATATTAGCGGCTAAAGAATTATTAGCTGTGTTTACATCAATTCTTAATTGACCAACGTTTGCTTGACCTTGACCAATAGCAGATCCAACGTTTGCTTGATATGCGGATGTTAATGAAATAACTGCGGCACCAACGTTTGCTTGTCCGGTTGTTACTGCTGAGTTGGCGGCTGTATAGGCAAGATTAGCCTGATTGAAAACATTGGTTATATTATTGGATACAGTAATGACACTTGCGCCAACATTTGCTTGACCCTGACCAATAGCAGATCCAACGTTTGCTTGATATGCTGTCGTAATCGTAATTAAACCAGCCCCAACGTTTGCTTGTGCGGCCGCTGAATCAGCAATTCTACCAGCACCAATATTAGCGGCTAAAGAAGTATTAGCGTTGCCTGTGTCTAATCTTAACTGACCAACGTTTGCTTGATAATTATTTGTGACAGTAATTAATCCAGCACCTACGTTTGCTTGATATGCTGATGTTACAGATATTAATCCTGCACCTACGTTTGCTTGACCAGCTAAAGCGGCTGCACCAGTATTTGCTTGATATGCAGAAGTTAATGAAATAACTGCGGCACCAGTATTTGCTTGTGCATTACTATAAATTGTATTTGAGTAATCTAATGGATCAAGACCGCGCAACGTTATTACATTTGTAACTAGGTTTGCGCTTAGTGTTGCAACTCTTGTGTTTGCAATGTCAATAATATTAGTTGGATCAACATTTGTTTGTAAATTATCAAACAAGTAGT